CTGCAAAAGGAGTTAGCTTTATTGTTAGAATATCTCCGACGTTTGTCACGTTATTATATTCAAGACCTAGCCTTCCCATTATTTCTTCTTTCGCTAGCAAACTTGATTCGCTTCCAGAAGAAACAACAAAACCAGAGGCGATCTTCGTTCCTCCTGTTACTGCTGTTGCTGAAACGTCATACTCTACATCGCTTGAACTATCAGCAGATACCCACGATGCGCCTGTTAGCGTTGCGTTGATATAGACTTCATATAAAGAATTTCCTGCGGCAAAGATATCTGTTCCTATTGGAATTATAGTTTTGTCTGTCGACTTAACTCTAATAGATAAAATTGGCAAGCTAGATGATGTTACGTCTCGAAGTGTTATTCCGTTACCCGTTGAGAAAATCACGGCTTCGGTGTCATCGGGCGTTTCATCTCCAAGTTTTTCAACAAGTAAGTCTGCAATATTTACATACGAACCATCTTCTTTTATTCTGCGACCTGTAATGGGTGTCTGCCACCCTAGCTGTGTAAGCCATCTCATATCAAATACTCCTTTTTATTCGTTTTCATCAATGATTAGCGAATAATCGCATCTGCATTGAAAGTCAATTCCCGGCAACAATGTCTTTCCATCGACGCTTGAATACAAGCCCTCTGAAAGATCGAACTCTTTTCCATCTCTTGCAGCGTGTGATGGTCTCACACGTTCATCTGATGCAGTCGACCAGATTGCTTTCGTAATGCCTAACTTTTGCGCCCGTACTTTCGTCAATAAGCTGTTGAATGTACTAGTCTGAGTGCGTGCCATCATATTAGCATTATTTTTACTCTTATCTACTATTTCGTTGAATTCTGTCAAGACATCGCTTAACGAACCGCCTTCGGACATTACGCGCAAACTGTTCGCCGTGAAGTCCTCAAGGGTTTTATTGCGTAGCCTTTGAACCCAAACTTCTGTTTCTATTCTAAAAGCGTTTATCGTAGACTTGAGACCTTCTTCTTTTATCAGAACTCGCGTATCAATACCGATTTCTTTCTCGACGGCATCGTAGAGCACTTTCTGGTTGCGCCTGTTAATCTTTCCTGTAGTTTGTTCAACGAGGCTTTCGATCCTATCATCGCTGTACTGACGAAAGAGCTTTCGTTTTACGCGATTAACGAGCTTTAAGAAGACGACAGCGAAGTTTCCAACCTGTGCGTCGGAGAACTTTTCTACCGTTACTTTACTCATTTCATCAAAGACTTGATTCTTGAAACGCTTTGAAATCTGATCGACCATTTTCACCATTTCCGATGAAAACTCTCTTTCTACTGATCTTAATGGGGAAGGTGTTTTTATGTTTTTAGGCATCTTCTTCACCAATTAATGCTTTAACAACGGTATCGACAGGTTCTTCCTCTTCGTCCTTAACTTCAGGGAAAAATGAGTCAAACTTATCTTTTACAACGACGGCGTTTTCCTCAAGATACTTTGTATGATCCTCTCCAAGCTCCCAAAGGGATTTTGCGTTTAGTATTACCTTTGTCTCAAACTCGATACGCTCCTCCGGTGTCCGACCCTGGTTAAGCTTGAACTCTACGACGTCAAGTCCTAGCTTTGAAAATAGCTGATTGATCGGCTCTTTTAAATAATCCTCCTGCATAACTTCGATAGTGTCTTGGAAGATTCTCATCTCATTATCACCAGAGCTGTTTAGACCTTTAACGTTCTCGCCGACGAGAACAGCCATGGGGATTCCTGTTACCATTGCTAGTCGTCTTAGTGTGATACCATCAGCGTCGGCAAGATTCGTAAGAGTCTGGTTTACTGTGAAAGCGTCATCTTCCGCATCGAGCAACCCTGCCCCATATATAGACCGTGCCGTCTCCACTCTGCTGAAATATTCTTTTATATGAGAGTCCGTCTTTGACATCATGGCGTCTTTAAGCCCTGCGACTTTATAAAAAAGCGTCGAGTTCTTTTCCAATATCGTCGGCGTGGCTCTTTCGACAATGCTATCATTTATAAGCTGACTATATATAAATTCGAATTCACTGATTCCCCCGTATTGATACATTGCTTTATCGTACTCCGTAGGCTCAACGTATGTGAAATCAATTACTCGACTATGATGAAATGAGACCCCCCGCACAGCATAAAATTTCGGCATAAAATATCTAGAGTCCATGAGATCGAGAGAAGGATTTATTGCTGTTACCATGTCACCGGAGAAGACCTTCATCTCAACATTTTTAGGGTCGAACTTCCCCCTTGCCGGCGTTGACATATCCTCGCCCTTATTATAGAGAACGATAACACCTCTACCGAATCCCAACATGAATCGTACAGCCGATTTTATTTTTTTCTCTAAGATGTTTTTATATACGACCTCATCGCTCAAGCTTTTGAATTGCAGTGTATCTTTAAGAGCATACCCCGACTTTAGTCTTACAATCTTTGACCCTATCCCAGTTTTATATATTGCTCTAAGCTCGTCAAACTGAACGCCGCTATGAGTAACTTTGTTATTATTTATCGCGTTTCGCGTGTTAGCAAGATTATTAATTATATCAGTGATACCATCAACGAACCGTGATTTAAATGTTTTACTCATTTTATTTCCTTATAATAATTTACTATAATCAATATTATATCGTTTCATCGCGGGCTCGAGGGCATAGCGAATTCCATCGATGAAATGGTTATAAGTGTCTACAATAGAGGGCATTATGTCTCCTGTAAGTCTGTCAACCTTGTAGCTATATAACGCCATTTCGTTAGCCGTTCCAGTACAGCGCGGATGAACTATTATCTTTCGATGACTTTTCATGAAAGCGATACCATCTTCAACGCTACCTTTTCCCTTCGTACAGCCAATAATCCTTGGAAGTCCCTTTCTTTTCAAGAAAGATATTGATTCTGGTCGAGCGCAGTCGGCACGAATCACGTATTTTTCTATATCCGGTATGTGTTTTTTCACGAAATCGGCGGTGTCATCGAGTTCAAGACCTACTTTGCTGCAGTCATATTCAATATAGAGGTTTTCGTCGTGTATCCAACATTTCACTGCGGCTGTGGGATCCGTCGAAAATCCAAAATCCAGCCCGAAGTAAGCACCGTCCCAGTCTTTCTGCGGAGTAAAGTCTTCGACCGACCATTTGTTGTGGAAGACTGAGGCTTCGTCGTTTTTGAGGTAAGCGCCGTTCCACACGTGGTTATAGGTTGCTGGACTCATAATGTCGCGGTCTCTGAGGCGCTGGGCTTCCAGTACATCAGAAAACCACGGGTTTTCATGGTGAGAAATCTCTACTATGGCAGCATTCTTTGGGGGATTTTTTACGAATCTCTTATCTACTGGGCTATTTTCACGCTTAGGATTCCATATTGCTATAATCTCAGATTTGGGCGCTCTAATTGTGGGTTCAAGAGCTAGCCAACCCTCCTCACCTAGATCTTCAGCCTCTTCCACTATACATAAATTTATGTGGCTCAACGACTTAATAGAAGACGGGGAGTTCCTAATTCCCTTAAAGATAAAAACCGTGCCATTGGAGCCTTTTATATAATCAACACCAACGTCATAAGCAGCAGCCAACCATGGCTTTGACTCTATTGCATTTTTTAGCTCGGCATGGAAGCTGTATTTTATAGAAGACTGAAACTCTCGCACGCATAATATTCGCAAAGGTTCTTTATATCCCCATACTGCCGCCATTAAGGCGCACGAAAATGACTTCGAGCCCCCGCGACCACCCCTGAGCGCCCTGTACCGGAAAGTCCCAAGTGGCGGAGCTAAGATAGGGATTAATTTCGGGGGCAATTCTATTTTAGCTTTTGTCATCATGAACTTTCCCGTCTACCATCGATGGCGCAACGATCTCGATAATCGTAGGAGCTATGCTTTCACCTTTTGTCGTAACGTCGACCTTCTCGACATAAAAGCCAGAACATTTTCCACGATTAGTTTCCGCGTTGACAGCGGCGGTGAATTGACCAGCTTTTGATGCCATAGAAGATAAGATTTCAAGTCTTTCAAGGTGAGCCTCAATGCTATAGCCTACCTTATCAAGCACTGGAGCGCGTATCTCTTCGCGCCTTGCCCTTATCTTGCCGTTACTTGCAAGTATTGAAGCCTTCTCGCATATAGTCTTGTCTGTCATCTTTTCAGCGTTGTAAGCTTTCCTATAAGCGTCGGATTGGTTCATTCCCTCTTCAAGGAGCTGCGCAAACTTTTCTTGCTTCGGTGTTAAATCAGTCAAAATATTAAACTCCTAAATCTAAGAATCTTTTAAGGTCATTTATTCTGTCGATTTTTTCCCATGTAAATCCTTTCTCACATCTTCCAAAGTGTCCACCAGAAGCCGTATTTCTGTATACAGGTCTTTTTAAATCAAGACTCTCAATTATTCCTCGTGGAGTCATATCGAACACATTTCTAATCGCTTTAGTTAATTGATAATCTGACACTTTTCCTGTATCAAACGTATCCACCTTTATTGACACAGGCTCTGAAACTCCGATTGCATAGGCAAGCTGTATCTCGCATCTCTTGGCAAGCCCTGCCGCGACGATGTTTTTAGCGATATATCGTGCCATATATGCACCTGACCTGTCGACCTTTGAAGGGTCTTTTCCAGAAAAGCAGCCACCACCATGACGAGCGATTCCACCGTAGGTATCGACAATGATCTTACGCCCCGTAACTCCACAGTCTCCTTTAGGACCACCTATAACGAATCGTCCTGTAGGATTTATATGGTAGAGAGTCCTATCGTCGAGAAGGTTTTCAGGGATGACATCTTTGATGAGAGCAAGCATATCCTTATGGATAGTATCATAGTCGACGTCGGCTGAGTGTTGCGTTGAGATTACGACAGCTTCGACACGCTGAGGGGTATTATTTTCATCATATTCTACGGTTACCTGGCTTTTTGCGTCGGGACGAAGGTAGGCAATATCATCATTGACACGACGGTTTTGCAACTCTTTGATAAGAGCGTGTGATAGCATTATTGGTAACGGCATAAGTTCTGGTGTTTCATCACAAGCATATCCGAACATCATGCCCTGATCTCCAGCGCCTTGCTCTTTATGAAGCCCCTCTCCGTTTGTAACGCCTTGCGATATATCCTTAGACTGCTTCTTGATATTGACAAGTACAGCACAGGACTCCGAGTCGAATCCTAAAGATGAATCATTATATCCAATTTCTTTAATAACATTTTTTGCTATATCTGAGCAATTAACGTAAGTCTTTGTTGTTATCTCACCAGATATCACAACAAGTCCTGTTGATACAAGTGTTTCACATGCAACTCGAGATTCTGGATCATCGGTGAGACATGCATCAAGAACGGCGTCTGATATCTGGTCTGCTATTTTATCAGGATGACCCATCGAAACGGATTCAGATGTGAAAAATGATATTGATCTTGAATTTTCCATTTATATATTACCCCTTGATCTTGCTAAGATCTTAAAACACCAAAATTTATCCCTGTTTTTTCATTAGTAGCCTGCTTCCCTGTAAAATCCTGCCATCTATTTATTATGACGTCACAATACCTCGGATCTAGCTCAATAGAATAACTTGTCCTTCCAGTCTTTTCACATGCCAATACTGTTGTTCCTGATCCGCAAAACCCGTCAAAAACAACAGCTCCTTTCCTTGAGCTATTAGTGACTAAGTACTCAAAAAGAGCTACAGGCTTCATTGTAGGATGTTCAGCATTTCTTTGAGGTCTGTCAAATTCAAGAAGCGTTGTTTGTTTTCTATCAGTTTCCCACGTATGAGCAGCTCCATCTTTCCATCCATAAAGACATGGCTCATGCTGCCAATGATAATCCTGACGTCCTAAAACAAATGCATTCTTAGCCCATATCAGGCATTGTCTTACTTTTAAACCAACATCTCTACATGTACCTCTGAAATTATACCCTTCTGAATCAGCATGCCAAATGTAAAACGATGCGCCCTCTTTCATTATATTATGTGCAGATGAATAGCTATCTTTAAGAAACGACCTGAAACTTTCGTCATTCATCGAGTCATTTTCTATTGTTAATGAGTCCGCAGTCTTTCCCTCGTAAGCAACATTATAAGGAGGGTCAGTCAACCATAAATCAGCTTTAACATTACCCATAAATGATTCAACTAATTCAATATCAGTGCTGCTTCCACATAAAAGCCTGTGATCTCCAAGCTTCCATATATCCCCTACCCTTGACATAGGCTTTTCTGGCAACTCTGGAAGCTCGTCAGGATCAGTAAGACCCTCTGTTCCTCCCTCTCCATCTTTTTCAAACCCTATCTCTTCGAAGTCTTTTTCAGTAAAACCAGTAGTATCAACATCAAATCCAAGAGCCGAAATCTCTTCAAACTCTATGCGAAGTAGTTCATTATCCCACTCTGCAAACTCTGCCATCTTATTCACAGATATGCGAAATGCTTTCAGTTTTGCTTCTGTCATGTCATCAGAAATAATGACAGGGACTTTTGCCATATTTAATTTTTTAGCAGCTTTAAGACGAAGGTGACCGTCAATTATAGTACCGTCTGACTTAACCAATATCGGTATTCTAAAACCAAATTCTCGTATACCTGCGGCGAAATTATCTACTGCGTGATCGTTTTTCCTAGGATTCCTTGCGTACTCGATCAATCTTTCGATATCCCAGTACTCTATCTCCATCTTTTCTTCCATCTTAATTCCTTCCTTC